GACCGCACTTAATGTTGACCCGCATTGGTTAAAAACAGGTGAAGGCGACCCTGATCCGTCTTATCGCATTGTAGAAGTGAGCGAACCGCAAAACCCAAACACAGTGCGGATTGATATTTTGGACGTGGAAGCGAGTGCCGGAAACGGTGCTTATTTAAGCCCAACCGAACAAGGCTTGCTTTCACAAGAATTTGATTTAACGTTCTTCCGTCAACAATTCGGACGTGCTGACGCAAAACATTTGAAGTTGATCACAGTGAAAGGGGATAGCATGGCGCCAACCCTTGAAAGCGGTGATTTGCTTTATGTGGATATTTCCGAAAATTACTTTGCCGCCGATGGGCTTTATGTTTTCACCTTTGACGGCCAAACATTCGTCAAGCGTTTGCAAAAAGTGGGAAAAGAAATGCTCGTCATTTCCGACAACCCAACATACAAAGAATGGACATTCACGCAAGATGACGATGTATTTATCCACGGCAGAGTAATATTCAGCATGCCGATGAAGTGGCGGAAGTGGTGATTTATTTTAATAAAACAAACCTAAGGGGAATTTGGTTATGCAATATGAATATAAAATGATTCAAGCTGCGCCACATATTATTGCGCAAAGAAAGAACATTCAAACTGCCGCAGCAGACTATTTACAAGAACTGGTGAATGAACAGGCTAGATTAGGCTGGGAGTTTTTCAGAATAGATGATTTTTCTACTGAAGAAGCTGCAGGGTGCTTTTCAGGTGGTAAAACAACATCCAAGATTCATAAAGTTATCACTTTTAGACGTGAAAAAAATGACTAATGGCTTGGCTTAGTATTCAACTTATTTTACTTTATCAATATCTTGCACCTAAAAAAATTCGTGATGCCTGTCGGTTTGATCCGAGCTGTTCAAACTATGCAATTTTAGCCTTGCGGAAATATGGTTTCTTTCGTGGCTGGCAGATGGCAATCAATCGGCTAAAGCGGTGCAAATACCCGAATGGCGGGGAAGATTATCCTTAATTTGAATCCACTGTTCATTATTTTCTGCGTCTTAATAAAATTTGGATAACCTAAGAAAAATGAAAAAATTTGTCTTAATTCTAACCGCACTTTCCCTTGCTTTCTCAACAGCAACTTTTGCCAAAAGCAAGAAAGCGGATGCGGAACAGTTTAGTTGCAGTGATGGAAAACGTACTTGTAAGGACATGGATAATTGCGATGATGCTAAATTCCATTTAAGAGAATGCGGCATGCACAAACTTGACCGTGACCACGATGGCGTGCCTTGTGAGAGTATTTGTGGGTAATTCGTTAATCAATGAATGACATAAATTTAATATATTAATCTGCTAATGAGGTTTTAAAATGGCTGAAAATAAAAATTCAAATAACAACCAACCACGCGATAATAAAGACAGCTATAGCCAGGAAAGTTATCGCCAAATAAATGAAAGTTATAATGATAGAGGTAACTATGTACGAGAAAACACTCCCCCTCCCACAAGAGTCCGAAGAGGTGGCGGGCAACCTTCAGACAAATAATAGTGAAGAACTTTTAGATAGAGCCCATGACCTAAAATTTAATATTGGTCGTTCGATACGCTATCATAAAGCCAGACAGCATTTTTTTGACTTGTTAGATAAATTCACTAACTTTATATCAGTCTTTTTTGGTTCGAGTAGTGTGTTTGTCTTGTATCAAAAGAATACTGATTTAGCCATTTATTTAGGATTGTCCTTAGCTTTCATTTCGTCGTTGGCTTTAGTTTTTGGTTTCTCAACTAAGGCGAGAGATCATTTTGATTTTGCCAAACAGTATGCAGTGCTTGAAAGACGACTAATAAAAGAATCTTTAAGCGATGATTTGCTTAACTCAGTGGAAGATGAAATCAGGGCGATTGAATCAAATGAGCCAAAGGTTTTAAGAGCACTGAATGATTTGTGTTGGAATGAAGAACACTTAGCGAAAGGCGGACCAAAAGAAGAGTTCATAAAAGTTCATCGGTGTAGACGTTTATTTCGTCATCTTTTCTAAGTTTGTAATAAAGCGGTCATTCGACCGCTTTATTTTTTCTCTTTTTTTACTTCCACTTCATCTTCTTCTACTTTCAATTCGCATTCAATTTGACTGGTAAATCCGCTATCTGAAAGATTGTGTGTCACTTTGGTGATTAGCCAGTTGGTTGCGTCAATTTCGGCTTTAAAGCCTGAAAGCTCAATGGGCGTTTCGGGGATTAAATCGGGTTCACCAAAGGCAAGATTTAGGCTAAATGTTGCTACGCCTCGTTTGAGTTTGTCAAAGGCAGATTTGGCAGCAGTAATGGCGGTTTTTTCGCTTGCATAGGTGTGTCGCAGTGATTTTATTTGAGAACTGTCACTTGTAATGGGTTCTTGTTGCTCAATTTCGTTGTATTTGCGTTTGCTTAATCGGCGTCCTTTCACTGTACCGTTTTTCAACGTTCTGCCTTTCGTCATTCGTTGTTTTTTTACAATCTTGGTGTTTTCATCCACCGTGATTTCGCCACGCTTGCCGCTGTCCGTATCGTGCCAATACGCCCGCACGGCTTTGTAGTTTTCACTTTCGGCAATAGAAAAATTGTAGTTGTCGCCATTCTTGCGGGTAATTTTCCGCAGTGGAATATTTTTCCCTGTGGCGGTTTTCCCTTTGCCTAATGGCATAAATAACAACGTGCCATTTTTCACCGTACACATTGCCCCGTGTTCTTCCGCAAGGCGTGTCAGCAAATTGATGTCGCTTTCGTTGGTTTGGTCGATGTGGTCGATTAAGCGGCTTGCAAGCTCTTTTGCCACTTGGCTTTTAAGCTTATTCCCTTGTGCAATTTCGTTGACGATTTCGCCCAATTTCTTTTGATGAAATGACCGCTCTTTTTGTTCGGTGAACGTGCCTTTTAAATCTGCCGCTCTTGCCCGAATGGTGAGCTTATCGGCAGATGATGCCCCGCCCGAAAACTGCACTTCATCGACAGAATATTTCCCCTTATCAATCAGCGGCGCACCTTTCCAACCAAGTGCAAGGCTGATTGTAGCATTGCGTGGCGGCAAAGCCAGTTTGCCGTCATGGTCGGATAATTCTAAGTCTAGCGTGTCCGCTTCTAAGCCGCGATTATCGGTTAAAGACAAATTAATCAATCGGCTTGATACCACTTGAGTGATGTCTTGCTGTTTGTTGTCTTTCGTGGTTATGACCACTTTAAAAGCGGGTGTGCGGTGATTGTCGTTAAAATCTAAGCCTAACATTACAGATTACTCATTAAACTGTCTGCAATGGCAATCAACATCGGATCGTCAGTGCGTTTTAAATTCATGGTGAAGTCAATGGCACGTGGTGCGCCATCGCCAAAGAATTCTGTGCGGGTTTCTTGGATGTTTTCAATCACAAAAAAGCCAATAATCTCAAAGGTTGCACCGTCAATCAGTGGAAAGGCACCGCCACTGTCTGCCATTAATTCCAACGCTTTAATGGAAAATCTTCCCCCCGTGATTTCGGGGATAAGTCGCCCGCCGATTGTCACGGTTTCGCTTTCCTTTCCGGTGAATTGTGATTTCGGCATTGCGCCCACAATCGCATTGGTTGGATGACGCCACGTTGATGTGCGGTCTAAGCTTTGGAAAGGCACAGTTTGCCGTGTAAACACAAACATTCCAAGTGCGGCCAAGGCAAAGTTTTGAAACATGCTAGCCTTCCTTTACATGTAGTTTGATAAATGTCAATGCAATGGCGATGGCGATAATCCAACCCCAACCATTAATGTTGTGATACATCAAAAACGTGGCGCAAACTGTTGCGGTGATGATTGACAAAAAATAGAAAAAGAAGATTAAAATCGTGGCCATAATTTATTCCTAAAGAAAAGTGCGGTCAAAAAATCCCGTGATTTCTGACCGCACTTGATGAATTAGCGAAAGAGAAATGCAATGCCGAAAATCACAAGCAACCAAAAAACAACAAGTGAGATTAACAGCCCACGCCATACAATATGCCGCGGCATATTTAATACATAATCAATCAGTTTCTGTTTCATTTCGTTCCCTTGCTTTTTCTCGCCATGTCATTAATTCGGCAAATGTCATTTGCTCAAAGGCTTGTGGTTGCCAATGGAAAATTAATGCAATGTCCGCCATGGCATCTTCGACCGTGGCGGCAATCATTATTCGGTCGCTTCCGCTTCCGAATTCTTCCCTAAAAAACCGACAGCCACCGCCGCAAGCTCGGTGAAGTCTGCCACTTCCATTGTGGAAAAGTCAGATTTGTGCAACACAGGATTTGTCACGCGAGTGAGC